TGACTGGAGCAGCGCTGAAGCCTGACAGTTTTGTTTCTTCTTCGAATGAACGCTCAGAGGTCTCGATTTCATAGATCTCTTTATGTTCTTCACCGTAGCGAGCGTACTCAAGTCCGAACAAAGCGTTCAAGCCAGGGAGCAACTCTTTTAGTAGTTGTGCACGAGAAATAGCCATTTATAAGCTCCTTAATTAAACGCCAGTGGCATTGAAGTAGCTATGGTAACCGAAGTTCCATGTTACTAATGCTTCTGGATAGCCAGTGAAAGAAAACTGAGCAGCTGTTGATTGAGCGGTTGTTACAGCTACGTTCAATGTTACAGTTGTACCGTTTACCGATGTTACATATGTATTTGAACCAGAAGTGATGCCTGGGCCAGATACTACCATTCCTGGGAGGATGGCTGAGTTAGCTGCAGATAAAGTCAATGTTGTGCTTGAAGTTGTAGCATTACCAGTTACAGTAACAGCTGAAGCAGGAACAACACCAACGATACGGAATGCAGCAGAGGTTGTCAAAGGAGCGATTGCTGCTGTGCCAGTAGCGGCTGCTGAAATAGCAATACCAGCGGCAGAATCACCAGTAGTTGTAGAACCAGTATTACCAGCAGCTGCACCAATGTAGTAAGCATTAGAACCGATGAAAGCTGGGTTAATGTACTGAATTGTTGTAGAACCACCAGTACCAGCTGGGTTAGACAATACTACTGTTTGGAAAACAGCTTGAGGATCATCAACAACATAACCGATTGCATCTGGAGCGCTTGTAGAAGCATTCCAGAACTGATAACGGTTTTTGCCGTAGATAGGACCACCAGTTGTTGAATACTCACAACCAACGAATACACCGATAGTGCCAGGTGTAGCTGTTGCTTGAGCATAAGTCATACCAGATGCAACGAGTGCACCAATGTTGCCAGCAGTACCAATTTGAACAACGTCACCGTTGAACAAGCTGGTGCTATAACCGTTAACGATAGGGAACATGCGAGTAGAACCCGCAAATACACGACCACCGATTAGGTTAACTGGCTTTAGGCCGTAAGGGGCCGAAACTGTAGGATAAGCCATATTAAATCTCCTAAATTAATTAAGAACCTTTTCCAAAACTCACTGTAGACTTCCGTTCTTGGAACAGAGGCATACGAGTGTCGCTTTGTCTCATAAAACTATTGTCTACTGCTTCCGCATTCGCCTGGGTTTGATCCGCCTCATAATCGAATCTTGCCTTTACAAACTCTTCAGGTATCTTGCAGAGTAATAAACCACCGATTTCGATATTGTCCTTATAGCGACTATCTGGATCGGTCAACATGCCATATTTCGGTTGCTCTTCAGCTCTGACTGGTTCCCATCCTTCTCTCAATTTTGAAGAGAGATTGCGGGGGTCAGCATTGTTAAGCATCGAAACTCGAACCCAACGATAGGCAAAACCTGCTTGCTTATCTGGTTCAGGTAACAATTCGGGAGGTGTCCAAGCTTTTGGACGCTCTGCCTGCTGTCTTGTTTCTACTTCACGGGGGATACGATTGTTGTTAGCCATTTTGGGACTCCGTTTTCACTAATTCGTTGTAATATTGCTCTGGCGTAATCTTGAACTTCTTAGCCAGTTCCAGTTGTCGAGTATTCAAGGTGATCTTTTTTGAAGATGTCGATCTCGTAGCTGGTGCAACCACCGTGCTTTTTCGAGTTGTCGCAGAAGGTTTGGCTTCTGGTTCCCCAAACTTGTCAGGGAATCGTTTCCTCATCTCGGTATCAATGGCGCTCCAGTAGTTGTCGGATCCGATCGGGACACCGTCTCTTTCCAGGCGCTTATGAATTCCCATTGCGAGAAAACTCATGTCTTCATCTTGTCCATACCAGCTATTTTTATCTAGCCATGCTTGGGTTTTTGGGTCCAATCTGGTAGGTTGCTGAGGTGTTTGAGCCTCTTGTACTGGTAATTGTACATCACTTTCTTCGTACTGTGGACGATAACGCTCTACTTCTTGTGCTTTCATCTTTGCTTCTGTCAAGCGCTCTTGTGCCTCTAGGAGACGGTCAGAATCGCCAGAATCATAAGCATCTTTGTAAGCACGTCTTGCAATTTCTAATTCTGTGGCTACTTTTTCCTTGGCGGTGTTGATATAAACCTTTTCGCCAGAAGATAAACGGCCTTTTAAAGCTTTGTTTTCATTAATAATTGCGTTTGCTACTCGAATTGCTTCTTCGTTTTCACGAATGGCTGCTTCTTTAGCTCTGCGCTCATCATTAATAAGCTTTTTCATCTGCAAAAGACGCTGTTTTGCTTCTTTTGAGTATGCTTCTAGGTCATCATTGTCAATTTCTTGAACAATTTCCTTAGGAAGAGGTGTTGCATTCTTACGATCTTCCTCTGGAGTGTCATCAATGACCTCAATTTCTACTTCATTTTCGATTTCTTTTGTAGTTTCAGGTGTTGCATCTTCATCTTCTAGAAAAGAAAAATCTGGTTTTTCAAATTCAGCCATGTTTTACCCCTTATGCACGAGAAATTCCACGAGGATCTTCTACTACAGCCTCGACAGAATCGTCATTAATGATGCGAAATTCACGTCCATGGATCTTTAGACGTGTGCCAGTGTTAGGACGTGCCAGAATAAAGTCACCTTCTTTGCACCAAGGTCCGTTTGGGAACCTATTTTTGTCCTGATAACAATCTGGACCCATTTTTATTACGAAAAAGACAGTGGAAAGCACTTCTTCCATCTGCAAAGTCGTATCCGCTTTTACGATTCCGCTTGCATATTCTTTTTCGGCATCAGGAATTCCCACTAACATGCGGTAGCCCTGGGGTTCTGGTAGTTGTTTTGCTTTTTCTTCTGCTGTTTGAGGCAGTACTGTAATGCTAGTTAAATCATCGGGGTTTGATCCCAAGATTACTTCACTCATCAAAATTCTCCAAGTTTTTCTTAAGGTCAGTTATGTACATCCGCACAGACAAAAGACCTGTTATTTGTCCGCACGTTCTTTGGTAATCAGAGTAGTCTTTGGCTACTCCAGTACCAAGGGACTCTTCCAAGCCCCTTACTTTTCCATCTATCTGTTTGAGAAGATGGTCAAGGATTTTCTCTTTCATTTAATTTCCTTTTTTGAAGGTTTGTTCATTTGTTGTTCTGCTTTATATAAATCTGCTGCTACTTGTAACTTCTGTTGCCGTTTTTGCTGATTTAACTGGGCTTGACTGCTGCCGATTTGGTGGCCCAGTCTCATGCCTTCTAACTGCTGTTTAGCCATTAAGTTTTCCTTATCGGTCTTTACCTTAGCGCCAATTTGCATACCAGCAATTTCTTTTTGAGCTGCAATTCGCATCTTCTCGATCTCAATCTGGTCAGCACCTTTGGCTGCGTCAATTTCCATTTTCTTCTGCTTGATTTCCATCTCTTGCGCTTTAAGCTGCAATTCTTTCATCTGCATCTGAATCACTGGATCTTGTGCAGCTTGTTGGGCTTGCTGCGCTGCAATAGCTGTTTGGTTTTGCTTGAGCAGATTTTGCGCTGCAGGAACCGCCATCTTGGTAATTTGCATTTCCATTTGTGGGGTCATACCTGTTTCCATATCATCTGACTCATCGTATGGAATCTGAATGCCCATCGACATTTCCATCTGGCGTTTATATTCCATGCCAACGTGCTCGGCAATATGCGCCTGTAATGCTTGCATCATTTGCGGAGCCTGTGGATTTTGACCAATGGCTTGTTTAATTTTGGGATCATTCATCGCTGCCATATGAATTTGAATATGGGCTTGATGGTCTTGATACATAAACGCTTTAAGCGGTTTTAGCTTAAGCACTTGCATGTTTTCCGTAATAGGATCTTCTGGCTTTTGATCTTCAGGCAATGGAACTAGCTTATCTGCGTTTTTAATGCCAATGACTTCTAGCATTTGACGATGCAAATATGGTAAGTTATACAGCTGAGGAGCCGTTTGAGATAACTGTAAAACGGCTTGATACTGAACTACCTTTTGGCTCATCGTTGCCGCATTAGGATCGCTAACGGGGATAATGTTAACCATCGAGTAGTCTGCTTTACGGGCAGAAGGTTTGCCTGTATCAGGTTCGTAGGTGTATTCTTCTGGAGCGTATTCGGCAATGATCTTTTTGAGTAACTTAAACTCTTGTTTCATTGAATAGTGAATACGAGCTTGAATAGCGCTCATCACTTTTAAGGTGCGCTCTAGAATAGCCAAAGTTGTACCGACTGGAGACTGGCTGGACATATCCGAAGCTTTGAGATCTCCAGAAGAAGCGAATCTGCGGCCTTCTTCAACGATCTGGTTTAACAAAGTAATCAAGGTCTGGCTTGGTTCTTTGTAAGGCAAAGGCATGATGTTATCTTTCATCGTGCCACTTGGAACGTCTACATCACGGAACTCGCCAGGAGCAATTGGAGTATCGTCCCCTTTTACCCGTAAACCACGGGTT